AACAAGTCAATATAGACTTGTCTTTCCCAAGGCATCAAATTATCCAATTCTGACAAACTATACTTGTGATGTTGCATCAACGCAAAGTTAGTTTGAAAGTAATTACCTAGTGTTTCATGACTAAATGCTATCCGAAAAAACTTTGAATTCCTTCTAAATGAAGGACTTCTTGATAGCCACATTTCTTGCAATTGAAATCTACATCTTTCTTTACTTTAGGTAAAGTATTAAAGAACTCCGATATTTTTTCTAAATCGGTTTGCTTCAGATTCTCAATGAAGTCTTTGAGTTCTTGTTTTGAAGTATCTTTAGCATAATAAACTTGTTCATCATCATAAATGTAATCAATACAAGAAATGATAACATCCAAAATTTGATCCATATCTTCAGCATTTAAATCTGCTAAATCAATAGTGCCAAATGTAGGATACTTCAATACTATACCAATCTTGTCATTAATTTGAATCTTGTTGGTATGATTTTCGTCTAGTTCCGGTTTAATGTCTAATACGTTTACATCAATTTGAACTGCATTGCCGCATTTTTCGCCTTCGGCAATGTCGTTGTTACACGTGAATCTCAGATTGACAACTTCACCAACTGATCTTGCTCTGAGTTGAAGAAACACATACTCAATATCAAACGTGGACATTTTATCAATGTCAATGTCATCAAGAATACAATTTCTTAAAACTTGTTTGATGGTATTAATTGTTTCTTTTTGATCTTCCGATTCATTTGCCATGAGAAACAATTTTTGCTCTTTGACCAGGAAAGGTCTAAAACGAATTGTTTCACCATTTGAAATTAACTTAGTTTCATAAATTGGTACATCTATTTTGGGTAACATAATGTCCTCACTAAAAAATTAAAATGATCTTACTAATGCTCCGCCGCCACCAAATAAAAGATTAGTGATTGCTTCACCAGCATCAACTGATGTTTCTGTAATCGATTCGTATCTCTGATACGCAAACTGTATTGACAGGCGATGAAAATTGTCATCGCCCCAACTTAATGGTTGTGCTGCAATGCTGATTGGAAAGGCGTCAATCATCTTCACACCAAAAATCTGAGTAACATCATCGTTGTATTGTTTGACTGTAATTTCTGTCATGTATCTGGTGTTTTCACCTTTTGGAAAACGAAGATTGTTTGTATCTGTTGGCATGATTGCTTCCATCCAACGCTCGAATAATTTACGCTCAAAGAAATCGTTTGTGCAAATGAAAGATAAAGTTGTTTCTGCATATTGTGTTTGGTATGGAACTTTAAAAGTGGGTCCATATATTTTTACATCTTCAGTCACAAGATTTTTACCGGGTAATTCCGCCGACTCACATTGAAGTGACAAATATCTGCTGATTGTTGGGTTAGCGCCTAAATTACTACCGCCTTGCCCAAGAGCATTATTAATTGCGCCTGTTATATCTTGCACAATTGAATTAGGTAAATTTATGATCTTTTCAATAAGAGAGTTTTTAACAAACTGTGCTATGTAAGCAGGAATTGGAATAACGACTTGAAATCTTGCTGGTCGTGCTAACCCACCCTTTGAGTTTACGTTTGATACGAAAGATGTTGGTGAAAATGCCATTAAAATTTATCCTCTGATTCTGACCAGACTTTGCTGGCACTTGCTTTGGCAAATGACTCTACTGGTAACATGACGGCAATGTCCCATTCATCTGCTGTAATTTCTAGAAACCTAGATTGTATATGACTAAACAAGTATCGTTTGATACAAGGTTTGGCTTGAGCGAACAGTTTTGTTGCCCTTGACAAATAATCATAACTGATTCTCAGTTTTGTTGTTTCATCATAATCACGGTTGTTTAATATGACACTAAGTTTATCTAATAGGACTATACGCTGCTTTGGGTGTATGTAATGTAAATTTAACCCTAGAAAACCGTCTGAGTATCGTTCTATTGGTATGACCAATGGGAACTTGTCGTAATATGGCAGCGTGTCCTTTGTCTTAGGATCATAGTAATAAAAATACATTCGGCCAATAAAAGACTTGTCTCGGAGTCTCATGCGGTCACGCATCAGTTCACCCTTTGTTGGTCTAAGACTTGGTATTTTTGTCCTTAGCCACTTACGGGCTTCACGTGTGCGTGGTTCATAACCAGACTTTGCCAGCGACTCTTTAACTCTGTCTATTAATTTCTTAGCCATTCTGTATTTATCTTAGATGCCTAGATGTTTTTCTGTCAGCACAAGAAACTGCCAACCGTGGTCTTTGCAAAACTCTTCGGCAGCATACCACTTTGCTTTGTTGACTTCATAGGTCATTGATTCTTGAATGAACGTCTTTGTTTTGCGTTTCTGTGTTGGAGGTTTTGTCTGTTTTTCCGGTTTGACTTCAATAATGTAAGTCATCACTTTGCCATCATTTTTACGGATTTTGGCAATGAAGTCCGGAAAATAACGATGCTTTCTTTTGTCAATGGGGCTGATATATGGTATGGGCAACTCTTCCGAACCCCACCAGATGATGTTCGGATTCTCATCCAAATATCTCATTACCTTTATTTCCCACGTAGACCTGTAGATGATATTGGTAGCATCACCCTTGTATTTCTGCGGGTTTTTCGGTCTAAATCTTCCTTTATTTGACATAAATACTATCTAGTCAACCAACAGGAACTCTCATGGCATTTTTTGGCCTCTCAAACATTCAATTCAATAATATAGAAAAAAGAACATTCGGTGTTGACGGTCTTGAATCACTAGAGGGCACCCCTTTCAAAAAAACAACACTAAAGTACCCATTAGATATTGGCACTGCGGACAAGGGTCACTATATGGTTTTCTTTGTGAGGGAGCAGAAGAATACGCAATATGGCGCCTCAACTAGAGGTGGGCAAACTTTTGCAAAAGAACAAGAAGAGAGTGTACTCAATGCTCTAAACAAATCTACAAACTTTGGTGGTGGAGGAGTCGGCTCTGGTAGAAAAACTTTTGCCGACACTATTAATAATAAACTTACTAGTTTAGTTTCAAAAGGAACATCTTCTTTAATACAGAATTTTGGTTCAGGTAGTGCTGCCGGTAAAATTTCCGGTGCAATCAATAACTTCGTTAAAGGACCACAGCCGCTACAACAGTTGAATGACTCTAGAGGTGCCCAAGAGTTTTCAATCAAATCAATTACAGATAAAAATGCATCAACGGCGGCAGGCTCGGCTTTTCTTGTAAGAACACAATTAACAAGTGAAGCGATTGCTCTGTATATGCCAGATACTGTAAACTTTGATTCAAGTGCAAGTTATACCGATGTAAAACCTGGTGAAGAACTTTTGGGTCAAGCAATGGTTGCAGCACCCAGTCTTGTGGATGCAGTCAGAAGAGGTGACACAAGAGGTCTTATGAATGCTGCTAAAAATTCAGGCTTAGGTTCAATGCTTGCACAAAAAGCAGCCGAAGGTGTTGGTATTGGCCGAGATGTTGCACGTTTGGGTGCATATCTTGTAACTGGTGGTGTTGTCAATCCAATGATTGAACTCATGTACACCGCACCAGAATTTCGTTCTTTTCAATTTGAATTTATGTTTTACCCAAGAAGTGAAAAAGAAGCACTAGAAGTTCAAAAAATAATTGAACGCTTTCGTTTTCACCAAGCACCAGAATTGATGGGCGGCATATCAAGTCAAACTGGTTTACTTATTCCACCATCAGAATTTGACATTAAATTTTTCTATGCTGGTCGCCAGAATCCAAACATACCACCAATTGCCACTTGCGTGTTGACGAATGTTCAAGTAAATTATGCCCCAAGAGGATTTGCTGCGTATGAAAGTGTAGGAGAAAACGTTGCCTCTTTAGGTAGAACTGGTATGCCTGTTGCTATTCAAATGTCTTTACAATTTAGAGAAACAACTTATATTACTAAAGAGGATTTTAACTCAAGCGTAGGTAATTTTTCTTCAACGTCAAGTTTAGAAAATAGAAAACAAAGTATCATATCAAGTTATATGAAAAGATAATAGAGATGGCAAATTATTTTAACTTTTTTCCCTTTACACTTTATACGGCAGAAGATAGGGGCAGTGGTCTAGATACTGTTACAAACATAATTGCTCGTTTTGGATTTGAATCTAAGTTAAAAGAAAATGCTGCAACTTTTTATCCTTACGAAATTAAAGACACAGATACTCCAGAAACAATAGCGGCAAAATATTACGGCGATCCAGAAAAACATTGGATGGTTTTGATGTTCAATGATATCGTGGATCCACAATACGATTGGCCTTTAGATTATCCAAATTTTATAAAATATGTCAATGAAAAATATTCGGCAAATGGGGCGTCAAACACAACCGTTCAATCTGGTTTAACTTGGTCACAAAGTCAAAACAATATACATTCTTACTATAAAATAATTACCAGAAAAGCCGTTCTACCCGACCCTGACGCCAAAACAATCAAAGAAGAAATTCAAATTACCGCAAATGCATATGCAAATTTAAGCACAGGTTCTGTAAACTATACTTTACAAAGCGGTAGACAAATTACTGAAACAATCACAAAAGAAAAGTTGACCTATTATGATTATGAGTCACAAGTAAATGAGGAAAAGAGAGTCATAAAACTTTTGAAGCCAGAATTCGTTGCGCCTGTAATGGAAGAATTTAGAAGGTTGATGAACCCTCTATGAGTATTACTAAGTCAACACAGTTTTATGTAAAAGAGATTGTTATTCAATCTAAGGGTGGACCTGTTCCAATCAAAGACTTGGTTGA